TTTTACAGCAGCTAAATCTTGTATATCTCCTTCTATCTCATAAATGGTGTGGTGAAAGTCTGTAGGAATCATTTCAGCTTCACTTTTTACTGTCTTACGAATTAGTTGTGGTAGATGAAACTCCTCCCACATCCAACTCCAGTCATTTTCATTTATAAGAATATATCCAGTTTTTACTAAGTTTCGATGAAAGGATGTAGTCATCGGACTTCCTGGATATACTATATTTCTTTGTGTATTGCTATGTGCGTGTAAATCGCCTGCAAATACTATTGGAAAATCTTCCAACAAATCCAGATTTATTTCTGGTTTTACGTGTGGCGGTATCTCTCCTCTTACATGAGTAAATAAAGGCTTTTTCTTATCAAAGTGATCTATTGCACCTTTTCTATGAAGATCAGCATAGGGTAATATGCCATAACCCAGTTCCTCATCAATGTAAGATATATCCACTACATTGATGAGAGGGTTTATATCACGAGAAACCTGTTTGAGCTGTGTAAAGAAAGTTTTATTTTTCTTTGTAGCTTCATGATTTCCGTCAAATATAATTGTTGGAATTGTAACTCTACGAATAAATGAAAAGTACAACTCCAACTCTTCCATATTTGGTAGACGATCAAAGAGATCGCCTCCAATTATGTGCATATTACACTGGCTTTCTAGTTCATAGATTTGCTCAAAGAACTGTTGATAACGGTTGATAGCCCATTTTATAGGAACATTCTTCTGTCCTAGCTTGACGTGCCAATCTGCCGTAAATAAAATCATCCTACATTAAACTCTTGTTCGAGTGCTTCATCATCAGTTTCCGCACCTAAGTTTCTTACTTTGTCTAAAAGCTCTTTCTGTGCATCAGGTGTTGGACGAGGCATAACATCATCCATTGATCTTAGATCAGAAATAACTTCTAACTCTTCTTCTGTAAGCGCACGTGGCTTACATTTGAGAGCTTGTAATTGATACTCTACATTATAGGGTAAAGGTCCAGTCTTTACTCTCTTGAAACAAATATCCCATCCAGTTTCTACGTTTGTGGGATCTCCTAAATCTTCAGCAGCAGTAATTATCTGCTCCCAAAGTTTCTTCTTTAGATTTACTACTTTGACTTTTCCGTTATCTATGCACTGAGTTGCATAACTCCAGCCGCACTTGAGATCAGGATAGTACTCACGTACCCAGTCTTTCTCTAAATTATTAAATTTTTCTGTATTCCTATCGAATGATAAGCACTCCAAAGGAATATTCTTTGCATTTTCGCCTTGAATCCAGTAGACATATCTTGCAAGTATGTCACCTACGATTCTCATTTTGTTGTCGCCATCGACATACTGAAATGTCTCAATGGAAGTTTTTTGGGCAGAACCCTTGTGTTGATTAAATTGTATAGCCATTAGTGTATTGTCTCCGTGACTTCTTCATAGCGGAAGTATATATCTCTATCGTCCACTACGAGTAGCCTGTTGTCTGTTATTAAATTTAGAGACGTTGGACAGTGCAACGAATCTAATGTTATTTTTTGAGTCGCAAGATACTCTCCATAGCTTCGTAGAGAAGCCAAGGCATAGTATATTGCGATCTCTCTTTGGGTGTACTTATAAGAATGGTACATGAGGACGTCTGGATGAACCAGAAAAGACGATCCTGCGAAGTTTTTATGTGAAAATTTATAAAGTGGGTCGAACTTATTTTTAGGTATACTACCTTTAATAAGCATCGACATTATTAAATTACAGGTATAAACATCTCCCTGTGCCGTTTCGTAAATCTTCTTCCAATCAAATAAGAGCATATATTATACTTAAATTTCACCAAATTGTCAAGAAATATTTTTTAAAGGTATGTCATCTTCCAACCCTGTTTCATGTAGAACCCTACACGATTTGAGGCTTGTTTTCTGGCAGTATTTCCTTTGAGATGAATATCAATGATAACTGGATCCCTTTTTCCTTCTTGTTTTCTAATTACTCTACCTACTAGCTGTGTAAGTAGAGGCTCGTTGTTGATCGGAGTGCCTAAGATTAGACAGCTTAGATTATCAACTGATATGCCTTCTGAAAAGATTGCTTGTGTTCCATACAGAACTTCTGCTTTTCCATACAAAATTTTATTGATCATTTCTTCTCGTTCTTCGTGCGGTATCTCTCCAGTTACGCATATTGCTTTTTCTCCTGTAAGTTCAGCACAAGATTTTAGAAATCCTACTCTATCACTTACAACTAAGACTTTGTGTCCTCTTGCCGCGTAGGCGGCCGCTAGCATTGCGATTGTGTGTCTATACTCCTCGTCATTTGCTAGTTTTGTTACTCTATTTGCCCACGGTATTCGTGAGCCGTCCATGAATCTTATTTCTGATGGTACAATATGTACTGTCGGTGTCATGTAGTTTTCTTTTGGCGGTTTAAAGATTGTGTTTCCAAAATAATCTCTAAACACAACATGTTTGCCATCTTTTCTTTCTATAGTTCCTGACAGTCCTATCTTATATCTACAGTAATTTGTATCTATTACTTTGGAAAAAGTAGGACTACTAACGTGATGCATCTCATCAAGTATGATAGTGCCAAACTGTTTACGAATCTTTTCGATGTTACGGTATAAAGTTTGAGTATTCCCGATAACGATTGGAGCATCAATTTCAAACTTACCACTGCCTATGATGCCAGGCGTAATTCCAAATACTTTTTCTACTTCTTTTGCCCACTGATTTCTAAGTGGAACTGTATGTGTAACTACAAGCGTTTTCTGCCCTAGCTTACCTGCTATTGCTAGACCTGTAAAAGTCTTTCCCCAACTGACCCATGCGTTTATTATTGCATTGTCTATGATTTCATCATAAACCGCCTTTTGGCTGTCTCGTAAATCAAACTTAAATTTTGGAAAGTCTACTGGTATGTTTATTCTTTTATCTACTATTTCATAGTGCTCTGGTATTAAATCCGTTCTTCCAATAGGTAATGAGATCAAGCCATTACGAATGATTCCCATATTTTTTATAACCTGTGGCGGATCTAGTGGATTGTGTGCAGGAATAGTATAAGTAAGTTCTCGATCGATTTTCTCTTGTAACTCAGCAGGACAATCCATATAAATTCTATGACTCATTACTGCTTTCATACTTTCCTTCTTGTATCTTTTAGTTTTTCTTTTGAATATTCATATAAAAGCCATGGGTTGTTTCTAATATGTAATATTCCTGCCCATGTATATCCTGCTTCTGGTGGTCGTGGTATGGTGAAAGGAAAACTACATCCATGCACCCACAGTAGACATGCTTTTGTTTTATAGTCTATCTTTTTTATTTTTAAATATTTTAGTTGTGCAAACTCTATTTTTTCATATGTAAAAGGTCTGCCACTATTATCAATAAAATGTTTTGTTTTTTGTTTCATCAAACCATTTGCAGTAGTTATCATATTTCTAAGATGATATTGTTCTTTGTGAGGAGTTAACATACGTCTTAGACCTAGTGTATCTCCTGGCATATTCTTATCATCTAGCAACTTCCCATCAAGGAGCAGTAGTCCATCTACTAACTCCCAATTTGATGAGTCAAGTAAAAATAGTGGGAAATCTAAATTTTTGAATTGTCTATAAGTAACTACCATACATCTTCTCAAACTTACCACCAGAGTAGTCTTCATGAACTATTTCAAAGTCACAGCCTACTGGTGTTCCTGGGATTGATAAACCCCGATCTAGTTGTACAAAATGTGCTAGTTTTTCTTTGTAGTGGTCTACTTCTTTTTCTGGCACTTCTGCAAGTATTGAATCGTGTACCAAAGCAAAAATACGGCTTTCTAATTTGTTTGCTTTGATATACTCATTCATATCTATTGCCCCGAGTAAGTTAATATCAGAAGCAGCAGACTGCACCAGAAAGTTAAGACCAGACCTAACGCTATGGCTCTGGATGCCTTTGTCTGTCGATGTGACATTTGGTAGTCTCCTTTTTCTTCCGAAGAAGCTGTAAATGAATCCGTTTTGTTGTATAAATTTTTGGTTTTCTTCTATCCATGCTTTTAACTTATGAAATGCACTAAAATATTCACTAATTACTTCTTGTGCTTCATGTCTACTAAAATATGTTCCTGAGTCTTTTGTAACTTGTTCACTGATCTTTGCAGGTCCTGCTCCATACATAATTCCAAATGTAACAGCTTTTGCAGCCTGACGTTGTGTACTATATAGTTCTGCCACTTCTTCTACAGAACATTTTAGTTTAAATACTTTGTGTGCAATAGTAGAGTGAAAGTTACCTCCAGATCTAAATACATCCATGAGTGCATTATCTTTTGCTAAGACTGCCGCAACATATACCTCTGCTGTGGTCAAATCCATTGCAACTATTTTATTTCCAGGTGCTGCTTTTATACACCCTTTTACTATAGGGTTGTCTCGAGGCAGTTGTTGCATATTGAGTTTGCCACTAGAAGAAAGCCTGCCAGAAGTAGTACCATGAAGGTTAAAACCTGTACGGAGTCTACTATCAAGATCCAACTGCGGTAAGATTTTGTCCAAATAAGTATTCTTAATCTTGGACTTTTGTCGTATTTCGAGAATGAGTTTTGGGATGTGGGATTGTCTAGAGAGCTCCTCAAGAACTTCCGCATCTGTTGAATGTGCTCCAGTGCCAGTCTTTTTACCAGTTGGATTGAGGCCAACGAAGTCAAACAATAGACTACGAAGCTGTACAGTACTATTAGGATTAAAATCTTTTCCATTTATCTCTTCAAATTTTCGTATGGCAGGTTCTTTATACATTTCTTCAATGGCATCATCTATCTGCTGTTGCATGAGAGACTGTGATTTGATAAGTCTAATTTTATCAAAAGGAACACCATTGTCTTGAACATCTGTAAGAAATCTGCACCCTGGGATTAATATTTCATCATATACTTTCTTGAGTCGTTTATTTTGTTTTATCTTTACAAACTTCTCGTATATTTGAAACGTTACTACTGCATCCATTGCAGCATATGTTTTCATTATTTCAAAAGGTATAGAGTCCCAAGTAAAATCATTCTTGAGAACACCTTTTTCTTTTCTATAATTATCTATCCAATCATACATTGGCTTCTCATAGTCTCCAAACTTTGTAAACTTCATGGCTAATTGTTTCAAACCATGTGTTCCTGGATTCTCATCTATGAGATAGTGTAGTAGCATTGTATCTTCAAAACTTGGAAACTTTGAATTAAAATGATACTCAAAAAATGCCATATCAAACTTAGCATTATGAAAGATTACTGTTGTTTGATTGAATAGTGTTTGAAGTAAGGCTTCTGTTCTTTCATCAAAACACTCTGTATCTATATAAACTCCATTGACTCCATCATAACAAAGAGAGATACCAATCATATGACCATCTCTTGGATATAGTCCTGTAGTCTCTGAGTCTAAGGCAACATATGGTGGTTGGGAGTTGATGCAAGAACATAACCAATTATTGGCTTCGTCTGTATCTTGAATACCTCTTGCCATTTCCTCTGTAACAACTACATCTTCTACGTTTCCACTGATGTAGTCTATAATATTTTTCTTTGAGTCTTCCCATGTTCTCCTTGCTTCTGGCTTAAATGCGAGCATTGATGGGTTTATAACTGGTAAGAACTTACCTTCTACTTTCTTACCAGAGTATTCTGTAACTGAGTTGATTGGTGTAAAATACTTCAAGGCATCACTACCTACAAGTATTACCCAGTCATATGCATCTGTATCTATTTCAATATCACAATCTCGTTTTAAAACTTTCTTGATACTTGGATCAGAACATAGCTGATACTGGTCAAAATCAAATGCGTTGTCAAATTCTTTTTTAAAGTTTGTTTTACTTTGTTTCGTTTCTATTAGGGCAACGTTAGCCATATAATTTACTCTTTAATTTTTCTACTCTTGTTTCTGTTAATGCACCTGGATCACTATCTTTTAGATGCACGTTCCTGGGGTGTAAGCCTACTCGCTCGACCATCTCTCTTACTTCTCGTGCCGCAGTTTGTCCTGCGTCATCGCCATCAAAGAATATATCAACACTTTCTACACCTTGTATTGAAAGCATCTTTAGTTTTTCTTCGTTTATATT